GACAAAGATCCTGAACAACTTCTTTTGTCTTATGAGTACGACATACACGAGTCGCCAGAGCATAAGAAAGTTTACGACTTAAAGGCGTTCGAGACAGAATTAGGCGACTTCTTGATTCAACTACTATACTATGGACTAGAGGCTCAACATCTTGGCTACATCAGCGAAAAAGAATCGGATCGAACAGACAATACTTTCGAATCTGTTGAACAACGAACAATACTGCCGGAAGGTAGTACCATTTCTAAAGACTGAGTACTTCAGCGATCATTTTGAGCGGGTAGTCTCTGAAGAGTTGCTTGCTTTCTTTACGAAATACAACAAGCCAGCGTCCCTTGAGATTCTTGCTATCCAACTAGGTGATCGCACAGATCTTAAGGGTGACCAGCTTGGGCAGGTTGAAGAGTATATCAATGACTTGACCTTCACCACAGAGAACGAAGCTTGGCTGCTTGAGCACACTGAGGCCTTCTGTAAGCAACGCGCCGTCTATAAAGCGATCATCGACTCCTTTGAGATCATCGAGGGTAAGGACAAAAATCGTAGTCAGGACGCCATCCCTTCGATGCTATCAGAGGCGCTGGCAGTGTCCTTCGACTCAAGCGTAGGTCACGACTACCTCGATGACTTTGAAGAGCGCTACGACTTCTATCATCGCACCGAGGAAAAGGTAGAGTTCGATCTTGACATCTTCAATAAGATCACTAAGGGTGGTCTGTCACGGAAGACACTGAACGTCATCCTTGCAGGAACTGGAGTTGGCAAAAGTCTATTCATGTGTCACGTTGCAGCAGGTGTATTGATGCAGAGTAAGAATGTTCTCTATATCACAATGGAGATGGCTGAAGAACGTATTGCAGAACGTATCGATGCTAACCTACTCAACATGACGATGGGTGAGCTCAGCACCGTCACCAAAGACATCTTTGAGACTCGCATTGGTAAGCTCGTGAAGAAGACCGCAGGCAAGTTGATCGTCAAGGAGTATCCTACTGCTTCTGCACACGCAGGTCACTTTAAGTCTCTGCTTGAAGAACTTAAGATGAAGAGGGACTTCACACCTGACATCATCATCATTGACTACCTTAACATCTGTGCATCATCGAGGATTAAACAAGGCGCTGGAGTTAACTCCTACACCTACGTCAAGTCTATCGCCGAGGAACTTCGTGGTCTAGGCGTAGAGTACAACGTACCAGTACTCAGTGCAACTCAGACTACTCGAGGAGGTTTTGATAACTCAGACGTAGGACTGACCGACACCTCAGAGTCCTTTGGTCTACCTGCCACGGTGGACCTGATGTTCGCCCTGATCTCAACCGAAGAGCTTGAGAACTTAAATCAGATCATGGTGAAGCAACTCAAGAACAGATACAATGACCTCAACTACTTCAAGCGCTTCGTAATCGGGGTGGATCGATCTAGGATGAAACTCTATGATGTAGAAGAGTCGGCACAAACCAACATCGCCGACTCTGGACAGGACACCGGTCCGGCATTCGACAAGTCTACGTTCGGTAAGAGGATGAAGGAAGCTGGAACAGGATTTAACTTCTAACACAGCCTGTGTTACAATACTACATACATTAACAAAAAGGAAACACATGAAAGACTGGGTAAAAGACGTAGGCGATATGCATACCAAGTTCGGTGTCAATAAGGTTACACGAGGCCTGACCCGTGAGGAACTAGCGACATACATGTCATTTCGCATCAACTTCCTACAGGAAGAACTGATGGAACTTAAGACTGCTAAGACCGCTGATGACGTGGTTGACGCTTTGATCGACCTCTGCGTCGTGGCTATCGGTACACTAGATGCATATGATGTTGACGCCTACACCGCTTGGGATCGAGTGCATGCCGCGAATATGACCAAGCAAGTTGGTGTTAAGCCCTCAAGGCCAAATCCATTAGGTTTGCCTGACCTCATCAAGCCTGTTGGTTGGGAAGCACCAACGCACATTGACAACGTAGGTCTATTCGCCAAGGTCTTTAGCTGAGCCAACTATGTTCGCGCTGACTGTATTCAAGAGCATCTTCGACAATAAGACCGACACTCGGGTTGACTTCGAGACCTTCGATCAACTTGAGAAGTCGCTCTACTATCTGTCGACGCTAGCCGGGTACAAAGCCAAGCGAGGGGAGTGGACCAATAAAGCCTCTCCTCTTATCTCACCTGCTGTGTACAAGGAAGGCTCAACACGAGCCAATGCGAACGTCATAGAGTGGGCTGGTTGGGCAGCGCTTGATGTAGATGATCATCAATTCAATGGAGACTTAGAGAGTGAACTTGCTGAACTATATCCTGATGTTCACTTCATTTGTTATTCTACTGCTAGTAGTACGCGTGATAAGCCTAAGTTTAGACTCGTCTTCCCGCTTAAGCGCAGTGTTGCAGGACCTGAGCTTCTTAGGTTTTGGTTCGCGCTCAACAAACGATTTGGGCAACTCGGTGATGAACAGACTAAAGACCTCTCTAGGATGTACTACGTCCCTGCTATCTACCCTAATGCTTATAACTTTATTTTCAGCCACACAGGTAGTTCTTATCTGGACGTTGATAATCTCTTGACTGCGTATCCCTACACGGGACCTACTGGTGGAAATTCCTTCATGGACAGGTTGCCTCCTGAGATGCAGGAAGAGGTCATCAAGCACCGGCAGCAGAAGCTCGCAGAGTCAAATAAGAAGTTCGAGTGGCATTCCTATCACGACTGTCCATTCGTCAACCAGAACCTAGTCTCTGAGTACAGAACCATAGCGAGGACTGATGGTTCGGGTAGGTATTCCATGATCTTTAAGCTCATGACTAGCATAGCCTGCAGCGCGATCAAAAAACAGTACCCTATCTCAGAGTACGAGATCGTAGATCTGGTGCGAGCGCTTGATCGTGACACTAGTAACATATATCAGAAGCGAAACCTATCAACCGAGGCTTCTCGAGCAATAGCTTTCGCCTACAAGAACGCATAGGATAGACATGACACAGTACGTAACCAATGAAGAGAATCCTCACCTTGGTGGTAACATACGTGAAGGTGACTCTTGGACGTGGTGTCCATCTGCTTGGGAGTACATCCTCAAGAAGCACGACATTGAGAACATGACAGACGTAGGTTCAGGCATGGGTCACGCCGCAAAGTGGTTCTCTGATCGAGGTGTGTACACTACAGCGATCGATGGACTTGAAGAGAACGTGCGTGACGCGATATTCCCAACTATCCTACACGACATCACTAAAGGTCCATTCATACGTCCAACTGACCTAGTGTGTTGCATCGAGGTTGTTGAGCATATTGAAGAACGTTACCTCGAAAACCTACTCACCACGATATGCCAAGGTGAACTTCTCTTGATGACACACGCTGTTCCTGGACAACCTGGTTGGCACCACGTCAATTGCCAACCAAGTGAATATTGGATCGACCACCTCTATAGAATGGGCTATATATTATCGACAACCCAAACTGCAGTAATACAAGAATTAGCTTTAAGAGACGGCGGACACCATATCGCACGAAATGGTATGCTATTCATGAGAAAATAGAGACAATACTTCATTTCGTCGATTTTGACTAGAAAAAAGCTATATGCATCAACCACTTACAGAGCCTCTTTTAGGCTCTTTTTGCGTGGTAAGGGGTAACCAAGGGCTTGTGTGTCTTGACTGAGTCCTCCAGCTGTTTCTACAGAAAAAAGCTATATAAATCAACGACTTGCAACACCAAGAAGCGCAGGAATGCTCAAAATTTCTTCTGGTGTGTATCTGCTTGCTTTTTTACCTTCTAGAGCACCCAATGCGCTATGAGTAGTCTACCGTTTTAGTCAACTACTGTGTACAACAATTCCTCATTTGAGTATAATGGTTCTATCAAATCAAGCAAGGCATCAAATGGAACGAGTCAAGATGGTGGTCGCCGGAAGGCAAGCGGAGGTCGACGCCGACCAGGTCAAAAAGCTGGCCAAGAAGGACGCTCTTATCGCTCAGCTTATGGCGATCAAGGCTAACACCTCCCTCTCGGCGTATGACGCCATGACACAGACTTCTGAAGTTGGCGTCAAACTCATCCGTCTTAATCGTACCATTCGTCATAACGTGAGGTTCCTGTGAAACTACTAATCGACGTCCCTTTGGTCTTCATGGCCTACGATGATCCAGGCACCACTGATCAGGATCGTGCTGACAGCAAGTTTACGTATGACGACGTCAGCACCGCTCTAACAAAGTTTGCGGTCCATCACGAGTTGACCTACAATGCCAACTCGGTGGTACTCACCATCGAACCACAAAAGATCAGTCTTGACGATCTTGCAATGAATGAACTCATGTTCGACGGGCTCTGGCTCTTTGACCTCGACTTTCGCTATGCCGGCCTAGGCGGCGGTGGTTGCGAGACCTCCTTCACAGTTACCACTAGACCTTAATAAAGGAAACACTATGTCAGTAATGTCACAGATCTGCCAAGAGATGGACGAGATGCTTCTCTCTGGTTCTACCATCGCTCAAGTGTGCAAACGCTTTGGCTTCTCAGAGGCAGACGTCACGGCCTATTCTATGGAGTTGAACTACCTCGCAGATTCCGCTACGAGCGATGGCTACGAATACGAGAACGAATTCGAGGATGCTCCGTTTTGATCGCTAGCACGCTCTACACTCGAGTGGTGCCTCAGGATCGCGGCCGAGGTTGGATCCTGCTCGTTAGTTGGGAGAAGCCGGTAGTACAAGCCACCTGTGCCCAACTACTCACGATGGGAGCCGTCACTCAGAAGAGCATGGACGAACTCTTACTTCGTGTGAAGCTCGACCACCGAGCTGCTAATATGGAAGATGTAACTCCCGGCGGCATCATGCGCCGACTACTCAAACAGTTTAAGGATGAAGCAAATGCAGAAGTACAAGAATGAAGCTGGTCAGGTCGCGGTGCTCTATTCACCGGGCTTTGGCAGTGGTTGGTCTACATGGGCGGCAGTCACTGACAACGAGTGTATCTTTGATCCTGAAACAGTACAGTGGGTCTTAGACGGCAAGGATCCACTCACGCAACCTGACTTCGTGAAGAAGTTCAAGGCTACTAAGCCTGAACATCAACACATCACCTTCTACGCTAGTGCGGCGTACGACCTCGAGGTTGAGTGGATTGATCCAGGGATTAAGTTTAGGATCGCTGAATATGATGGCAACGAATTCGTTGAGTATCTAGATGACATGGAGTTTATTACAGCATGATTAATTCAATGCACTTGAAAGAGATCGTAGACCGCGTGGTGTTCAATCCCATGCTCCCGTCTCACCTTGAGTCGCTCTACGTCTTCCTAGAGACTGGCAAGTGGGGCAAGGTCCAGTTTTTTCCCGAGAATCCCTGCATCACGGTGCCAGAGACTGTGCTTCGCAAGTACTGCCTCTTTAACCTCTCAAGGAAGTTCAAGGGTAAGACAGAAGCCATGAGGGCATAATAAGATTGTACTTTCAAACCAACGGAGTGTAGAATTGAAATTCATTCTAGGATTATTGCTCGGCATAGTCATTGCGACAGTCGGGTTCAACGGGTTGGCTAAGCTGCTCGACGGCGGTGTCAATAAGATTAAGTCAGTGGTACAGGAACAAGCATGATTACTGAAAAACAATTCACACGTTACAGTGCAAACGTGTTGCTTGAAGCGGCAGCGATCCAAGAGAAGAAGGGTCATGATTATCAGAACCCACTGAGCCGTGTTCGTCAGGTGGATCACTATCCTCGTGGCGTCAACACCATCTTGGACACAGTAAACGGCAAGATGCTTCGTATGTACTCAGTGCTTGAGACGATGGAGGCCGGTGGCAAGGTGAACTTCGAGTCTGTCGAGGACTCGGCGCTTGATGCTATCAACTACCTATCCTTTATCGTGGCATACATGCGCGGTGAGGTTGATGGACAGGTTGAGGGCAAGGACATCTTTAACCGTAAGATGCCTGAGAGTACGGATAGTCTCTTGACACCAACCAAGTTTCGCAAATGAACAGCATAAAAGGCATCCGTACACGCCTCGCGGCCATGTGGGATCATGCGCAGTTCGTCACTGATAAGTCAGGTGTGCATACAGTTGAGATCATCAATGCCTGCTTCAAGGCCGACGAAGATCACATCTTTGGTGAGGTCAACCAGGACTACGTGCAGCGCGAACTATCTTGGTATCAGTCTATGTCGCTCAATGTCAACGACATTCCCGAGGGCGCACCCGCTATCTGGAAGCAGGTCGCCGATCCCGAAGGATTCATTAACTCGAACTATGGTTGGTGTGTCTTCTCTAAGGATAACAACTACCAGTTCGATCACGTGATCACCGAACTTGAGTTGAATCCTGACTCTCGTCGAGCCAATATGATCTACACTCGTCCTACGATGTGGGGTGATCATAACAAGAACGGCCGCTCAGATTTCATGTGCACCAACAATGTGCAGTATGTGATTCGCAACAAGAAGATCCATGCTATGGTCTACATGCGAAGCAACGACGCCTGGGCTGGTTATCGCAATGACTATGCGTGGCAGAGGTGGGTGCTTGAGCGTGTGGTACGCAACCTTGAAGCACGTTCACCACGGGGATATGAAGTCGGTGACATCTACTGGAACGTTGGTTCACTGCACGTGTACTCTCGTCAGTTCTATCTACTCGATCACTACATGAATACTGGTGAATCCTCGATCTCTAAGAATGATTATGCTGAACTCTATAAAGTGGGATGAACGCTACCTTCTCCTAGCTGAGCACGCCTCAAGTTGGAGCAAGGATCCCTCAAAGCAGATCGGCGCCGTTGCAGTTGGCTATAGTGGTCAGATACTTTCACAGGGATACAACGGGTTTCCACGTGGTATTCTT